CAGGCAGCGATGCGGTAGTCATCTTGACGATGGCATTGAGGATCTGGCCCGGGATCGGAACCAGAGGCTCCATCGCAAGCTGCATACCACCGAACATCTTGTCGAGAACACCCATCTTGGCAAGAGCCGAAGTGGTGTTGAAGACGTCCTTAGCCATACCATTCAGGATGAGGGCCATTCCGCCCAAACCGATGGTGAAGCTCGGGATGGTGTCCTTAGCCATCTCCCGAATTTCCTTGGCCAGTCCATTGAACATGGTCTCCTGGACTGTGGACTGGAGGCCCTTGAAGACACCATTCATGTCGACGATGGTCTCGACGAACAGACGGGCGTTAGGGGTAAGCTGCTCCAGGTATCCGGAGTACTTGTCGAAGCTGTGGTTGAAGCTCGTAAGCGCATTAACCACGTTGTTCATACCGACGGCCATAGTCACGCCGATGGTGATGAAGGTGGTAGCGTACGCGAGCAAGACACCCATGGAAGCGCCAGTAGACCTAAGAGCGTGGTCTACTACCGAAAGGGCAGGCGGAATTAGCAGGGCTCCAGCGACAGCAATCTTGGCCCAACGGCTGAAGTGACCGCCACTGCGGTCTACCAAAGCGTTGATGGCCGCGAGCTTCGCGAGCACCTGCGCGTTGTCGATATCGATCTGTGCACGGAACTTCAAGTTGTGCGGCATAGCGTTAAGACGCATCTGGGCAGCCTTAACCTGGGCTGCCAGCATGGCGTCCTTGAATTCGCCTTCAAACTTGATCTTGCCCTGGAGGTCGCGGAATGCCTTAGCTGCTTCCGCCCTCAACTTGAGCTGGTTAATCCGTGGATTAAGCTCTGCGGGGATGTCGATATCGCTACCACGTACCTGACGAGCAGCACGCTGAAGGGCAGCGGTAAAGGAGTTGGCGTTGAAGTCGGGGGTCAGAGGTACGCGATACCTATCACGCAGCCTGGACATCTCTGCCTGGATCTGGGCACCCAGAGCATCACCATCGATATTGGTGTTGATGGTGACGTCGTCCAGTACTCCGATGTTCCGGATGGCAGAGTTGAGGTTCTGCCGCATCTTACGGATATCGAAGTCTGGGTTGATGGTTGGCTGAGCGTCTGCAAGCGCCCTCTGGAGCCTGTCGGTGTCCAGGTCGGCCTGGATGGTCACAGAACCCTTCTGGCCCTTTGTAGCAGCCGTCAGCGCCCTCTGTACCTCACCCCGGAGGCCGATAGAGGAGATACCGAGCTTGACAGTCGGCTTCTGACCCTCAGTTGCCTTCTTGAGAGCCCTCTGGACCTCAGCACGAAGCCCCGCAGAGGAGATACCCAGGCGCACAGTAGGCTTCTGCTTCTCAGTAGCCTTCTTCAGCGCCTGGGTAACCTCCTTGCGGAGCCCTGTAGACTTAATGCCGATAGCCACCTGGGGCTTCTGACCCTTGGTGGCTTCCTTTAACGCATTTTCGACCTGACGACGCAGGCCCTTTGTGAGGATTTCGAGCTTGATCTTCGCGTCCTGGCCTGCAACTGCCTTTTCAACGGCAGTCTTGACCTGCTGACGCAGGCCCTTATCCTCGGCGCGGATGTCCACCCACGCGGAGGCAATCCTGAATCCTACTGGCATCGCTTACCTCCACGGGGTGTTGGCCAGATTACGCGGTTTCGTACTCGAACAGGTTTCCTAGCTGGCTGTTCACGCTGTCACGGTTCAGAGAATCCAGAACCGCCATGTCCTTGTCCTTGTCGCCGCCGGTACGGGCGACTGCTTCACTCATGGACATTGTTTCGCCCCGAGTGAATCCGGTTTCATCGACGTCGTAGTCAACGTCTCCGGACTGCTGCTTCTCCATGTGCTCCATCTCAATCCGACGGCGGACTGCGCCGTCGTAGCGGGGTAGCTGAGCACAAAGCCGGAGGAATTTAGGGCCGTCCAGCCTCGGCTCATCCAGGTAGTCGAAGATCTTGTAGAAGACAAGGAAATCGGCCTCGATCTCGTCCAGGTAGTCAGTTACCCAAAGGTGTTCGAGGCCGATACCCCTTATTTTCCCGTTACTTCCTCAGCACGCTCCATGGCGAGCTTGACAACGGCCTCCAGAATGGCGGCAAGGTCGTCATCCTCTAAGTCTTCGATCTCCAGCAGCTCGTCGTACTTCTCCTTGCCCAGCATGGACTCTAGGAGAGACATAGAGGCGAACATCTCGTTGCCGGACTTGCGAAGCTCGTTCAGGAACTTCAGGGTCACGTTGGGACCCGGCTTCTCCGGCACGGTGTATACGGTTACGTTGCCGTCCTCGTCCTCGTACTCGAAGAGGGTGACGCGCGGGGCGTTACGAGAACCCTTCTTGATACGACGGGGAGCAGTTACGTCGCTGTTGTTGTCGACTTCCTCGATCGGCTCTGCTGCGGCCTTTACAGTACGTCCAGCCATTGAAATTGCCCTCACTAAGCTAATTGGCGTTGACAGATTCTATTCTACCAGTACCGAGTACTCGTAACACGCACAAAGGGCCCCTCCCGTGTGGGAGAGGCCCAAAGTGTTAGTTCAATTACGCCTCATCGACGATCTTGAACGGAGCGATAGAACCGCTTACGTAGTGGACAGACCAGGTCACGCTGAACACGGTCTGGTCTTCCTTCTTGTAAGCGAACTCTACGTTGTCGCTGGAGAGAACCTTACGCAGGATCACCATACGACGCTTGCTCTGGTTGTTAGAGCCAGAACCTGGAGCCCATCCGTGAAGGATGACGGCACGGTAGGTCGGCTGAGTAGCAGAGTCGGTGAAGGCAGGCTCGTAGTAGCCGGAGAATCCGGTACCAGAGGCTCCCAGAGAGCCACCGTTTACGTCGTTGAGAGCGTAGAGCAGGTTCTGAAGGGTCGGCTCGGCGAGGTTGGTCTTTACAGACATGTCACGCTTTACGAGACGACGGCCGGGAATGTCGACAACCTGGTCAACCTCCAGCTCCTTGTACTCCTGGTTGATGGAGATCTCGCAACCGTCGGTGGTTCCACCGACATCGGTCCAAGCAGAAGCCTGTGGGGTGCTGTTTACGGCAGCGTTTGCAGGCTCAGTTGCACCGAAGTTACCGATGTAGACGGTAGCAGGACCCTGTACGAGGTTAACTACGTTTGCAGCCATTGCGGGTCACTTCCTTTCGAAGCGTTACTGAAACTGGTCCATGTGCTGGGCCAGCGGGAACTGAACAGTATCCATATCTGGATGATCCTTGAGTGGAAAGGTCAGCTCCTCGCCCCAATAGGAAGGGAGCGGCACCACTCGGTTCGCAGGGAACAGGTACTCCAGTTCCTGCTTGTTGTCGTGCACCAGCGCGTGGTCCCTGTAGGTGAGAATTTCACCCGAAACTGCGCCGACTAGACACCATTTCTTACTCATCCGGTAGCTCCGCCCAAGCTAGCTGGAAGCTCACTGTGTAGTGAGCTGAGTTACCAGGATCGACGAACGATCCCTGTCCGGAGGGGAATCCCCACGGAATCCTTTTCGGTTCCTCGATCTCCCAGGCTTCGAGAATGCGTACCTTGCGGTAACCAGGCCGGGTATCGAGATTTTCTACGCCGTTGTCCTTGAGCAAGTGCTCGTAGATTGCTTCGGCGAGGTTGCAAGCCTTACCCCACGGGGGATTCTGCTTGTCTGGGTTAACGGCCCAGCAGTGCACCATGATTACTGGGGCCCTGTAGCCGTAGTACGCGCTAGAACTTCCCTTGCCGACTACGATCGGCTGGACATACCCGGAGGCTGCCCATGTGGAGTTGTCCTGCGGAAGTGTGGTACCGATCTGATTGACCGGAAGTCCTGGCACTGTCTTCAGCCATGCGATGGCTGCTAACTCGGAATTCGCTCGCTTCGCCATTAGGGCCTACGCTCCTTATACAGGGCGTTCTTCATGAAGTGAGTCGCCTCGGCACCAGGGTGGTTTACGTGGTTCACAGGGTGACGACCACCATTCCAGGCAAGTGCCTTCTTATCGGTGGTGTCGATACGGTGTGGAGCAGTTCCCTCTTCCGCCCAGATAGCCCACGGAACACTCCTGGCTCCAACGCGAGCTGTTTTGGTGCGAGAGTCATACTCCTTGTCCAGGTCGGCCTTTAACTGACCTGTACGAACGGGAGCATTGATGATCATGTCTTCAAGGACGTCTCCAGCGAGATCTTCCATGAAGTTGTCGATCTCTTTGTCGATCTTCTGATACCAACCGGTATCCCACTCAATGCGAGCCACTGAAACACCTCCTCAAACGAAGAAAGGACCATGCCGTTGGAAGGGCAGCTCAAAGCTGACCAGACATGGTCCCTTCCTTTACGGAGTGAGGGGGTTTCACGCGCACCGTTTACGGGTGTTAAGGCATGTCAACCCTGCATGTGGAATTATACGGGAGTGTGATCATCCCACGAACATCAAGTCGATGCGCTTGTCCTGCCCCACCACTGGGTTCTGAAGTGGACTGATATTGGTGACCATCCAAGTCTGATTGTTTCGCTCATCCTTGATACGGTCGTTCACCTGAACTTCGATGTTCTTGCGAATACGAAGTCGCGCGTAACGGTAGTTGTGGGGCTGGGTGCTGACCTCGGGAGAAGACCAAGTCTTCTGCTCCAGAATGGAAGCGAGAACCCCGCTGGCAACGACAGTATCGTTGTCTACTGGGTCGCCCCATTCGTCAGTGCTTTCACCCCTGAGAATGCTGACCTTCGTAGTGGCTCGGGAGTACATTACTCATCCTCCCAGGCCCCACCGTCAGTAGCAGAATCGAACGAGTTGCCTTCGGTGAGGATGCGTCCGTTGTAAGACACTCCACCCCACTCGATCTGTGCGGCACCCTTCATAGTCCTGCGCTTAGACGGACGGATCTTGATAGATCGGTTACGACGCCAAGAAAGCCTGTTGATGGCCCTACGAGCCATCGGGGCAAGCAGAGTGGCATTCTCGTGTCCCCGAGTGAACTGAAGGCCGTCCTGGAGCATTGTGGAGACATCCACGTGTGTGAAGAGGTCCGGGTGCTCCGTAATCCACGCTGCCTGGTAGGCCGTGGCCATCTTGAGGAAGCGAAGATTCTTGGTGGAGACCACCGCGTCTTCAGTGACGTCGGCGAACATTTCCACCATGAACTGTGCCTGCTGGATTTCGGCTTCCGTTACGGTAATGCCGGTGTAGGTGAGGACTTCACCTGTGGTCGCCCAAGCCATGTTTCACCGCCTTACCGGTAGATATGGAAAACCCTCCCGCCAGAGTGAGGGCGGCACTGGCGGGAGGGTGGCTATCCACTTGGGATGGATTACGCGGTCTTCTCCAGGACGGCAAACGCCTTGGTGTGACCCAGCTTGAATCCACGACGAGAACGGAACTTAACGGCCATCTCGTCTACGCTGTCCTGAGCAGAAGAGACGTCGAAACGGCTCTCCGGGCCAGAACGGATACCCAGCTTGAGCAGGTCGCGGTTACCCACGAACACGAGCAGCGGGTTACCCTCTGGAGAAGGAGACACAGCGTTGCTGGTCTTGGCTCCACGGCTCCAGAAGATCTCCACTCCGAACAGACGGTCAGGCTGGCCGGAGTCGGCACCCTGTCCCTGAACGAAGATCGGAGTTCCGTTGGCGTCCTTCACACGACGCAGAACGTCACGGAAGGCAGGGTTGGCGATGATGAGAGCGTTGTTCTCATCCCAGTAGTCGCTGGTCTCTACCTTCTTGAGGCAGTTAGACAGGTCGTCGTACGCAGACGCAGCAACTCCACCGTGGTTGACGTAGTTAGCGTCAGCGGTGTAGCTCTCAGCGGTGGTAGAGGTACGAACTGCCTTGTAGACAGAGGTGAACGGAGCGGTGGTTCCGTTCTCCGCAGCGGTAACACCGAGGCAGGCGTTGTCGAGAGCGGTGGCGTAAGAGACACCCCAGTCGAGAGCACGGGCTGCGATGGTGTCGACGATCATGTCAGCGTCGGCTACGTCGTCCTCGTCGAGAACAGACTGACCCATGAACCTACGAGCGGTCAGGGTTACGTAGTCGAGGTCAGAGTCGTCACGGGTGTAGGTCTTACCTACAGTGACGTTGTATCCCTGCTGACGGAGGATACGCTTGGTAGAAGTGTTCATGGTGTGACGCTGCGCAGTGGCCTCAATGGCAGAAGCCTTGAGGACGCGCATGATGATCTCGGAGTCCCACTCGATCGGAATCCAGTTGTTCAGATAAGTGGAGTTCGGAGATCCGTTGGAGTATGTTAAGGCCATATCCCCGGTCCTTTCCGGTTAGTTGAGACAAGTGGTGCCTGACTCGGCGAACTTGGGTTTTACCCTTAGCGACCCGGGTTCTGAAGCTGGAGCCTCATTCGGGCCTTCCAGTCCATATCCTCTTCCGAGGCAGGAGCCTGCTTCTTGCCTCCACCGACCGCGCCGGTATCGGCAATGTCCTTCGCTGCATCCTTCATGCGAGAGCGCTTGAAGAATTCAGGGAAGTCCCTCTTTAGCTCTGCCACCTGAGTAGCGAGAGCTTCGGCGTCAACGCCGTCCTCGTCAATCTCGACAGAGTCGAGGTCGAGGAGCTTAATCATGCGGGGAAGGTTCTTACCGTTCCAACCCGCTTCCTCCAGAGCGGAGGGCACCTCAGTGATGAGGCTGTACGCAGTAGAGCGGCCACGAGTCTCAGCCTTAGCGGTTTCACGCTCAAGCTGACGCTGGAAAGTCTTCTCCAGCTTTTCGCGACTCTGCTTCAGAAGGTCGTCGGTGTCGACGTCATCCTTCTTCTTTGCGCTTGGGATTACATCGGTGTCATCGTCATCATCGTCACCGAGGTTTACAGAAGGCTTGGCTACAGCCTTACCCGTCTTAGGGTCTAGGCCCGCGTCACGCATCCAGCGCTTACGCTGAGCAGCCTCGCTGTCCGCCTTCTTCTTGGCTTCGAGCAGCTTCTGGAAGTCTTCACGAGATGGGGGAGTCCAGTCGTCATCAGACTTGTCGTCTGTGTCGTCTGAAGTGTCATCGTCGTCGTCATCGACTCGATCGTCATCAGAGACGTCAATAGACCCACCACCGATATTGTAAATGGGCTTTCCGTTCTCACGGTAGCCAAGTACAGTACCTGGGGCGTTCTGGAATACGTCGCTGTAACGGATTTCGGTTTCGTTGCTGATCATAACCCGATCTTCCTTTTCTGAGGTGCCGAACTCGGCTTACTGGTCCGCCTTCTTGGCGGGAGTTGGCTTACCAGAAGATGCCTTGTCCTTGGCATTCTGGTTAGCAATTGCAGTTTCCTGCTTCGCCTGAGCGGCGAGGGCGATAGAACGCTCCTCGTCTTCCTGAGCCTGCTGCCTTTCCTTCTCAGCCTGCTCCTCAGCGCGCTTCTTCCACTCCTGTACAAGAGCTGGACGATATCCAGCCTCGACAAGAGCGACTTCCATTGGGACGCCAGCGGCAATCTTCTCGTTCACGGCCTGCCACTCGACAAAGTCAGTGACAAGCTCCAGAGGCTCCCATTCCACGTTGATACGCTCGACATCTAGACCCATCATGGTGAGGGCTAGTGTGGTGACCTTCTTGATTTCTCCGCCATAAGAAGTCTGACGGAAGCCAGCCTTGGCGTTGAGGAATCCGTTCACCTGGCGAATGTTCTCCCCACTCGGAGGACGTTCACCCTGACGGTCGAAGTAGTGGAAAGGAGTGTCAGTTGCCTGAGCCAGCGCCTTCACGTAACGGTCGAACGGCTTGAGGAATGCATCTGCATTCGCGGCCTCGAACTGTCCGACAGTCTTCATTCCCGAGAACTGCCAAACTGCTGCGGGGTCGGCCTCAAGCTGAGACTCGTTATCGTCGTCCTCCGGCTCCTGGTCCGCATCTTCTGGTGCGAATGGATCGGAGTCCGCCCCGTTGAGTCCGCTCTGATCGGCCATAGGGTCGAGCAGGGCGTATCGCTGGGGGAAGCTCTGGTAGTCCACAGTCGCCAGGTGGCTGGTCACGAGCTTGTTAATAGCAAGCTGTGGGCCATAGGCGTTGATGTGGTCTGGGCGTCCGTACGTGCGATCCGTACGGAAGTGGAAGATCGGTACCTCACCGAACGGGTTAGGCAGCACGGCTGCGTTTCCGTCCTGGGTGTACGGCTCCCACTTCTGCTGGGAATTCTTCCTCTTGGAAGGCTTTCCCTTGTGTACCCAACGCTCAATACGGTCGGGGTAGTAGAGGTTCACCCGGATGATCGGGGAATTGCCCTCTCCCTCGTTCCAAGAGCGAATGGCGTAGGTCTTCTTCTTTGGGTTCTCGGTGTCGTAGAACACACGAGTGGTAAATGGGTCGAGCGGCATGATATCTACCGCTACGATGGTCTTCTTGGTGACTGGACGAGCCTCGATGATGTCGTCCTCGACCACGGTGTCACCGGTTACAAGCTGCTTAGCAGTCTTGTTCGGATCAAAGCCACGGGTGACGTTAGTGTCCGTGTCCTCACCAACTACTGGCCATACCATGACGTAGTAGTCACCGTACTTACCAGTGTTGCGGAATACGCCGGGCAGCTCCTCGTCGAGTTCGTTGTACTCCCAGAGGTCATCGATTACGGAGTTGACTTCTTCGTTCTTCTCGAAGATGCCTTCCTCGTTGCCTTCCTTGTCGCCGTTCACGTTGTTCAGACGGAGCTTGTTAGCTACCGCATCAACGGGAATGTGGGCGAAGTTGAAAGACTCGATGGCGTCGAGCCCGAACTTGGCTAAGAGGCGAGTGACCTTCGGGGAACTGTAAACCTCGTCTACAGTTCCCTCATAGAAGGCCGCAGCGCGCTCATAGGCAGGACGAGCTTCGACAAGCTCCCAATATCCGCAACGAAGGTCGTGCAAGCTCTGTGTCTCGTCGTGTGCCATCGTCGCCTCCTATCGTGGCTGTCGAATCTTGCGTCCGGCCTTTGGACGCTTCTCAGGTCGCTGGTACATCAGGACGGCGTTACCAACAGCGTCGATAAGGTCGTCATTCGCGCCCTTCGGGAAGTTAATCATCTGCTCCTCCAGTGGAGGGAAGACCTTCTCATGTACGACGCGGGGTGGTGCCATCTGGTAGAGGTTAAGAAGTCGTCCTGCTCGGGACTCCTTCTTTTCCTTGTTGTGCACCGTGTAGATTCGGACTGGCATTCCATGCAGGGTCTCTAGCCACTTGTCGCCACCCTGGTTTGTCTCGACCAGGATGCCTCGAATCTCTGGATTGGACTCCAAAAGGCTCAAAACCAGGTTTCGGAGGGCGTTACCGTGCATTTTGACAGCACGCACGTATTTTACAACACAACAAGGTGGCTGTATTCCGGACTCGGTCCTCCGACGTGGCCTAAAGCCCACAATCGCGATTCCCGTGTAGTCCGAATCCTTGGTAGCGGTAACCGCACCATCGATAGACAGGATCGTAGACGAGCAGAAGTCCAGAGTCCCGTAAGTGAAGTCGTCCATCGTCCAGTACTCGGAATCGATGGCCATAGGGTTGTTGAGGAAGTTCTTCTGGTAAGACCGAGTGTGTTCGATCTTTTCCAGCTCGGTGAGAGACCACTTAGCGGGCCAGAACGAACGCCTCTCCCCTTCAGCGTTTTCTTCGATAGGGAGCTGGTGGTGAACCTTGAAGTTCTGAGCCTCAATCCACTCGAACTGGTTCTCTTCGTCGACCCAACCAGCCGCATACTTGACCAACTGATGGGTGATAGAGCCAGGCATGGTCACCGTTCCAGACAAAACCACTCGTGCACGCTCGTTGAGCGGCAGAATGGCGTCCTGGATGGTGATCAGACGCTGTTCCATCTGATAGAGGGAGTAGTTGGCCTCGTCCGGCTCAATGTCGTCCAGCAGAAGGGTGTCTGGACGCTTCGCGCCGACCTTCATACCCAGAGAGCTAGAGTCGGCACCCTTGGCCATGAAGATGAAGCCGTTCGCACAGAGGCGAATACCCTTTGCGTCACCCTCGACGTTGCCTCGGGCTTTCTTCTTAGGGGTGCAAAGGTCGGGAAAGTCCTCTCGGAGCAACTGATTTTCGTCCAACTCACGCTTGAAGGTGAGGAGGTGAAGCTCAGCCTGTGGTCCGGAGTCCGCGAACGCCGCCAAGAAGGTGGAATAGCCATACGCGGCCCACCAGAGTGGCAGAATCAGGAACCAGAAGGTACTCTTACCACTCGCACGAGGGGCGAGATAAGCATCTCGGTACTCTCGGAAGCCGGGAGAGGGGTCCATCCACTTCTTCGCGTGCTCGAACCACTTGAAATGGTGCTCACCGAAGGTGATTTCCCCCATATCGTCCTTGAGGTGGTGGGATAAGTAGGTGAGAGCGAACATCATGGGGTCCGTCTCGCACACCGCTCGCCTCCCCTCTGAAGTTTCGAACAGCCGAGGGTCGATCTTAGCGATCTCGGCCTTCCAGTCGGGCAGCATGGCGATCCTTAGCAGTCCAGGTAAGCGAAACCGTGCTCATCGACACGGATACGGTTAGGGTTGGCTACAGGCCCACCTTCGGCGAAGGGGGACGTCGGTACTGTCACTAACTTCTCGTGCCAGTCCTGATGCAGTTCAGTGGCCTCTGGATCAACCAGGCAGCCGCACTCTTCGCAGGTCAACATGTTGCTAGTCCTCGCAGTAGTAGTCGGTGGCCCCGCACTCGGAGCACTCCAGACGGCACATCCCGTCTCCGCAGTCGCACTCCTCACCGGTCAGGTCCCAGGCGTGCGGTTCGCCCTCTAAGCAGTAGTCGGTAGGTGACACTTGCGTTGACTCCTTTAGTGCAGGTAAGCTGGCCTCATGGACGTTGGAGACCGCGTTGTGTACGTACTAAATGACACGATCGACCTGAACCGTGACGCGGGAACGATCGTCGGCTGGGACGAGTGCGACCAGGAGTGCCCTCGGGTACTGTTCGACGACGGTGGCACTTACACCGTGGATCGAACCGATCTGAAGGTGCTCCAGAAAAAGCGACCAATTCAACCGATGCTCCACGGGCATTTCGGTTGTCTCGAAACTCCATGCCCTTGGCCAGGCCATTCCTGACCATTCTACCAGGAGGTTGATCATGTCGGATTACGTGCTCGATGACTGGGACATGAACTACATCTTCGATGAAGCTCCCGTTCCGGTCACCAAGGAAGAAGCGAACGTCCTGTACGAATACGCGATTTCTCCCGAGGGTTACGGCTCTGTGGAGTGCGCGCTGGTGGTCGAGCAGGAATCCAAGTACTGGTCTGTGGATGGCTGGGCCGACACGACCGGTTGGGACTGTCGTAGTGGAGTCAACTGGTACGGCCCCTACGACAGCGTCCTCGGTGCTGTCAGCCAGCTTTCGCAGGAACACCGCAGGGCGCTCGGATTCGAGCACAGCCCGATTCCGGAGGACGTCTACCGTGACTACGAAGCCTGAACACCCGAGAGATCGAATTGCCCGGCACTTCGGTCTCGGCAACTACGGCGTAAACCTCGCCGACGAGATTCTGGGGGATTATCGCGAACTGATCGCCCAGTACTTCGAAGAAACCGGACTGGGGCTCGCAGCCCACGTCCTTCGCCAGCAGGAGTGGGAACATGACGTTTAAGGTCGGCGACAAGGTCGTCATCGGGGTGAATGGGTACGACTGGGACACCCGAGACCCGTTCAACTTTGAGGGTGCCAGCGCCACGGTGACGAAGGTCTATGCAGACCACGACCCGCAGGTGATCGACATCGTCCTGGACGACAAGGCCCTCCACAAGGAGCTGGGTGGCGAAGAAGACATCCACGCCTGGCCCTTCTACGAGAACGAGCTGATTCGTGCCGCATGAACTCCTTGGTGGAGATCAGCATCTCCACCCAGTAATCGGTGGTCTGCGGTATTGCCAGTGTTGGGCCGAATGCTGCATCGACATTCAGACCATGGAGTGCGTTTGCACTCAGGGTTGTGATTGTCGCACCAAGGGGAGTCCACTTACTCCTACTCGGATGCCGCCACCCGAAGCCAAACCAGAACACGCCTGTGAGAAATGCGGAGTAGAGGTATTCCGCAACGGTACCCGAGGGAGATTCCCCAAGCTATGCCCGAGCTGCAAAGCGAAGTAGGAGATGACGACAAGGTCGTCTTCGCTGTGACCATTCGGTACAAGTACGAGACCACGGGCGCGAAGCTCAAGGACTACTACAACACCACCAACCTCACAGAGGCTGCGGAAATCGACCGGCGAAACCTGCTGGACGACCCGCAGTACATCGCAGAAGACCTGTGCCATGACGGAAAGGACTACGACGTCCGCATTTCCGCCGCCCGTTTCGTAGGAGACAAGTGATCCAGAGCACGCGGCTCGCCAAAGCCGCTTATTGGCTGGCTGGGGAGTTATCCCGAGTCAAGACCTACCGGCAGACCTATTCCTGGAAGAACCCGGAACAGATCTTCACCGCAGAACCAGGTGAACCCCTGCCGGAGATCGAGATGGTCAAGGCTGGCCGCCTGTGGCTGCCTTGCGCCCTGAGCATGAAGATGCTGGTGCTGTCCGAGCGTCTGGACAGGGAGCACTGGGACCACTGGGCCCTGGAGCACAGTCTGTGTGAAGAGGGCCTGCCTTGTCGTGACTGCGGTGGCCACGTAGATCCTCCTTTCGAGGAGGACGAGTGAGCTACTACGCCCCGGGTGGGCTGGGAGCGATTCCCTCCTCCGGTTACGACAACAAATCACCCGAGAACGTCGCATATCGACTCAAGGTAGCGATCGACCGGGATAACCGACTGAACGGCGAGGAGCGACGGATCTACGATGACACCGTCTGCGAACTCGAATTCGGTCCCGGCTTCTTACGAAGGGCTCACCCGTGAGTGTTACCGACGATATCCAGGCAGAGATCGAACGGCAGGACGCTCGGTGGGGTGAGCAGAACCACCCGGACGGTACAGGTCTCTCCCAGGATCGCGAACTAGCCGACACGGTCCGCAACTTCACTGACTGGATGGCCACGACGGGAAACCTGACGTGGCGTGACATCCTGTGGGAGGAGGTCCGAGAGGCGTTCGCCGAGACGGACGAGGATCTTCTCCGAGAAGAACTAGTACAGGTAGCAGCAGTAGCTGCCAACTGGGTAAACGCCATCGACCGAAGGCGTAGGGGGTAGACAGATGCCTGTCACTAACTGTAGGGTTAGTGGCAGGCATCACTGTTAGGAAGTAGCAATATGCCCAAGTCTCTCAAGGCAACACTCGTACTAACTGCTTTCTTCTGGGTCTTGTTCCTGGGAGGGGTCTACACCTACAACTGGTGTGACCTAGAAGCGGGAGCCAACCTAGTCCTGTTCACAGGACCCATCTCTCTCGTCGGCTCGGTGACGTCGTTCGTCGAGTGGCGGATCTGGAGGACAGACGATGTTTAGCCTGCCCCTCGGCATGTTCATGGCCTGGGCTGGATCGGTGACCTTCTTCTTCATGCTGTTCTGGGCCTATCTGCCATTCGCGCTGGCAGCCCGAGAGCTGGTCATGGTGGAGGCGAGGTACCGGTGATCCTGGAATTCGTTCCGTACGAGGATCGCGATGAAGTGCTGTTGTCCTTGTACGATGTCCCAGGTGCACCGCGCCGGGGTGAGACCTGCTATCTCCAACTGGAGCCGGGCGAGCCGTACTTGGAGTACGTCATCGAGGACGTGGAGTGGCAGGTGACGGCTCGTCGACCTGACGAGCTGTCCGTCATCGCCATCGTCCGCAGGAAGACGGGATTCGACGCATGAAGCGAGTACTTCTAGTAGGTGGCTCCAAGCACGGACAGTGGATGGAGGTCGACCGGCGGGCCTGGAACGTACGGGTAGCCAAGCCTATGTCTGTTACGAGTGCTCTGTACACCTCGGACGATACCCTCCTGCCAGATCTGACTGAGACCTACCACATCGAGCGTATCCCGATCCAGATGCAGGACATGCGGTGTGTCGTCGAAGCCGCCATCTGGTCCGAACTGTGGGGGATCGACAAGACGAAGGCGACAGTCTACGCAATCTTCCAGCGGGACATCGCCGAAATGTTCAAGGAAGATGGATGGAGTGCCTGGGATGTATGAGTATCGCGCCAAGGTGTTACGAGTAGTCGATGGAGACACCCTCCATCTTCTGGTCGATCAGGGCCTCGACACTCAGCGGAAGCTGAAGGTTCGCCTGAACCGGATCAACTGCCCCGAACTGTCCGAGATTCCGGCAGGGATCAACGCCAAGGAATTCACTGAAGCCTGGGTGGCTTCGTATGCGAATGCCGACGGCTGGCTGATCCTCAACACGGTCAAGGATCGCACAGAGAAGTATGGCCGTTATCTGGCTGAGATCTCTGCACCTTCGGCACTCAACCCGAACGAGATCACCTGCCTGAATGACCGACTCGTCCAGGCAGGACACGCCGAGTACAAGGAGTACTGATGGGGTTATGTGCTTCCTACACCGTAGACTGTGATCTCTGCGGAACTGACGCCGGATCGAGCCGACCAACCCAGGACGATGCCTGGGACTACGTCCAGCGGGGCGGTTGGTGGATCAACCGTGGCTACGGCGGTGCCGTCTGCGACGAGTGCTACGACGAAGAGAAGATCTACCACTTCCAGTACCGCAACGTATTCTGCGTACTATGCCAGACCGGCGAGCACATCGCCGTCATCAAGTGATCTTGACGGGTCCGGCCCCTTGCCAACAGGGGCTCGGGCCCGTTATACTTATTAGTACAGTAAGATATCACAGGGGTCACAATATGCGCCTCAGTATTGAGACAAATGACGACGGCACCGTCAAGGTGAGCGTCGAAAGAGACGACGGTAGGGTGTTGAACTTCGCCGGAGACCGGGACGACTTCGCTCTGAGCTTCAAACCGGTGAAGGGTGCCAAGGACGACGACCAGATCGTAGAGCTGTACGCACGATTTCGGACCAAGCACCCGAAGAAGACGGACGGTCTGCCGAAATGAACATGGAAGACTGCCCAGTACACCGGGTAGAAGCCAATCCGCCTTACCCGTTCACCTGTCCGTGCAAGGAGACCTACACGGACAAGGAGTGGAAGAATGTCGCCCGGCACGAGTACCACGGATGGGCGGCATGGGGTGAATATCACCCCTGGGTCCGGGAGAACAACAAGGGACACGACCGTTACGTCAAGATGCTGTGGGACTACTCGTTCCTTCAGGAACAGACCCTGCGTAAATGGCTGCTCCGGCATCTGGCAGACGAGATCGAAACCCTGGACATGAGCCAGGAACAGATCCTGGAAAGGCTGCGGGAAGTAGCCGACATGGAGTATTTCGACGGTACGGAAGACGAGGACGAGTAATGGGTTACTACACCAGCGCTTACGTCATGTACGGAGCCGAGGTAAAGACCGGCCGGGTACACCGCACGGTAGATCTCGTACTGGAAAGCGACCAAGGCCGGGAGATCCTGAGCAAGTGGGATGTCGGCTATGCCCAGGCCGGTCCGTACGACAACGACTTCCTCTTCCTGTGCAGGCATTTCCAGGAAGCGGAAATGGGTGAGTACAAGACTCTGGCTCATCCGGACACTCATTCGGAACAGGAGGATCGTTATGCCATTCTCGAAGCGGCGAAGGAGCTGGG